TAGAATACTACCTACTATTTTAATATTATCTGCCATTATCTTATTGCTGTTGAGAACCCTGTCTTGCAGCGTTCACTGTGGTTTGTATTTCTACTAATTGTTGTCTTAATGAAGTAATTTCATCTAATAATGCTTGAATATCTGTATCATCTATTCTTACTTCTAAAGTACCTGCTATTCTTTCTAACAATTGTCTTAAAATATCTTCTGGTAGAAGATCATATAAAGAATTAAACAAGGCTAAAAAATCTTCTATTGTAAAAGATGGTGTAGCAGCATCCTGTGTATCTACCTGAACGGCAGGAGGTAATTGGCTAAATTGCCTATTAACTACTTTATCGAAAGCATCTTTATCAAATACTGTTTTCTCTAATGGTATACGAGACATTATCTTATAACTTTAAAATAGTAATTATTATCAGATATAACTGTTTCACCGTTAGCTAACACAGTTTTAAATAATAATTTATAATAACGTTCAGGTTCTAACCCATTCATATAAACGTCAAAATAACTACCACTAGCATCATAGCTAATTTTAGTATAGTTTGTGTCGTAATCTACGACAATTTCTTCGGTATCCAAGTCCTTTATTGACCAATATGAAGAAGTAGGTAAAGCTTTGTTATCTAAATAAAGTGAAGTTGTTTGAAATCTTCTAGTTGGAAATTGATCTCTAACATTTACTCTAAAACGTTGTACTGAATCTTGTTGATATTCATTTTTGTTATTGCCTAAGGTAGCTACAAATAAACTTGAACTAACTATAGCTATTGAACCGGTGTAATATGATGAATCATCCCATCTAATTTCTAAACATGGAGGATAAATTGTATGAGTATTTCCTGAGAAGTATTTTGTTTCGAATTTAGACTGAGATGTAAATTCTATAGATGAACTATGTTTTAGAATAAAACCATAATTAGGTAGTGAACCACTATTCCAAGCTTTTACAGCATTAGATACTTTTAACTCAATATCCTTAGAAGTTAAATGTGTAAATGATTGAGAAGCTTCATATATAGATCCTGAATACCATAAACCACCACCTGCGGTTGCACTACTACTACTTACATAAGAACCTGTTGTACCTGCAGGAAATGATCCATTAGTAAACCATCTACTGCCACTATCTTGATCTATGTATTTCCAACTTGCACCATCTGTAGTGATTGGGGAATTACCTAATCGACCGGTACCCATATTCCAATCAGAAGCTAATGGGTGTGAATGTAAAGTATAGTTTAAAGGTATGGATGAAGCGTTAGCTAAATATAACTTCAAATATACATCAAAATTATTATTACCTACTTTGCTAGTAAGTATTTCGTTTATTTGAGCAGAAGGGAATTTAATAATAGCACGTGATACTTCATCAGTATCGTTAATAGAATAATAAGAGCTAATCTCTAATATTTCGTCTAACCCCGTATTAACTGTTGGATAGAATGAATATAAAGTAGCACTCTTTTCAGGGAATATTTTATAAATTGCCATAGTTAGTAATTACTACATATAAATATGTTAACTACCAAACTATTTTATGCCAATAAATGATAATATTCTTTAAAGTGTTTAATTCTATCAGCAAGACCAATAGTACCACCATTAACTCTTTTAGTAATAGATGTTACCACGGCATCAGTAGCACCACCATCTGCCATTTTATGTAAATTGTTCTTAGTAAAGAACCATGCTGCTGATAATAATGCATATTGAGATGCTACTAAATCAGGATTAATTGTCATATCTACACCAATTGATTTACCAAACGCTGTATAGTTATCTTTACCAGTTAACTGGATATAACCACGGCCTCTAAATTTATATCCATCACCGCTTGCTTCAGAACCATTACCCATTCTATTAGAGTAAACTTTGTTAGCAATTTTTTGTGGGTTTCTATTATAAGGGGCAGCTGCGGCTTCTGTTGGAAAATATTTTTTAAAGATACCATTTAAACCTTTTGCAGAATAATTTAGGTTTTCTTGTGTTAAACGAAAACCACCTGATTCATGACCACATTGAGCTAAGAAATGAGCTAGACGTAAAGGTGTATTAATACCAAATTTAGCTGCAGTATCAGGAATCATTGCTATTACAGCATCAGGAATATGACCTTTTAATTTATCTAACTTTAAACCACCTATATTAGCTACAGGAGAAGGTTGTGGAGTAGTTACTGCTGGGGCTGTTGTAGTAGTACTTTCCATGATTTTGTTCCATGTACCATCACCTACAATACCATCAGGAGTTAAACCGTTTTTTAATTGAAATGCTTTAACTGCTTCTTCTGTTTTAGGACCAAAATTACCAATAGGATCAATACCTAATTTAGTTTGTAATTGTTTTACTTGTTCGTTATTATCACCTTTCTTTAACAACATACTTTTAATTTTTATTTTTAATAAGTTACAACTCTACCTTGAATATCTGTATCAGGATATCTAACTTCAAAAATTGAAGGATCTGCTGATGGATATATATTGCCATTTCTAGTAGCCCCTGAAATATCATATCCTAAAGTAGAATAAGTAACTCCAGTAATATCTTGTTTATTTACTACTTCTAGCTTAACTACAGATTGTACTCCTTTTGTTTGTAAGAGAGTAATCATAATTTCTGATAGTATAATTGGTTGATTTATTTGCCAATTGTCTGTATTGAAATAGTTTTTTAAAGCATTAGAACAATCTTGTAATACAAGTTGGTTATTAAATCCACCTACTATAGTAATATCAAAATTAATTCCTATATTGATATAAAAAGCATCTTTAATATTAATAGCATCAGTAACCATTCTATATTCATTCAAATAAGTAGCTAAGTTTTGTTTTAAAGTAGTTGTAGCTGCAATTAAATTTTTATTTGAATTATAGGCTAAAATATACATATCTAATGCTAATGGATTAGAAACTGCTGTTGGTGCTGTTGTAGATTGAGGGTTAATACTTAAATCTTGACTAACATATACTTTAGATATACTACCATAATCTGAAGGTAGTGATAATGCTCTTACAATATAATCATTTTTAGTTACAGCACGTAATTGAGATGAATGGGCGTATAAAGCATTATTTCTAATTTCTTCTATCTCATCAGCACTTCTACCACCTGAAGATGGTGTTGGATTTGTAGATACTACACTATTTTTAACAGTATCATCTATAATTCCTGATTTAAAATAAACTCCTGAAATATCAATATTTGTTAAATCATTAGCAGGTACGTTTGAAGTTATACCTCCACCTGTTAAATAACGTACTGTTAAAGTTGTATTTGAAGGAGCTAATCCATATTCTTGAGTATAAAATATAGATGTTTGATTATAATTATCTAATAGGTTTGATATACCAGGTACTAAACCTAATTGAATATTGTCTGGGGTTGGAATTATATTATCATCAGATTTATCAGAAACTCCAGCTCCAAATTCTAATTGCAAGCTATTATCAGATAATAATCTTGAAACAAATCTACGTGGAGTACGTTTTAATTTTAATAAATAAGGAACTTGATCTGAATTATAGGTTGGGTTAGCTATTCTATCATAAATTGTAGATTGAGCTAAATATGGAACCTCATACCACAAGTTACCATCACTATCTGTTACATCTAAAATTTGTAAAATGTTAGAATCAGTAACATTAACTGTAGAAAATTTAGTTGGATTACTAAAAGAAAAAGTAGTGGATTTAATTTCAGCTGATATAACAGGTACTGATTTTTTTACTAGAAAATTACTTGTATCATAAAAGGTAATAGTAGCGTTTGTAATATCACTAAAATCTACTTGTTCAGTAGTTAGAAATTTAGTTCCTGTAGATACTGATGTTAATGTAGTATTTGTGGGGATAATTAATCCATAATTAGTATCAGGAACAACAGCATTATTTATTACTGTAGAAGGCATTAATTGAAAAATATCAACTGTAGTAGAAGAAGCATATGATGCTTTAGGTCTATAACCCAAAACATAAGACATAGCATATAAATTTTCTTTTTCTTTAGCGTATAATAAATAGTTTTCTTGTACTTGATTATCAAGATAGAATGACATTACATCACCAACATATGAAGCCATTTCAATAAACATAGCTCCAGGGTTAGCATCTGAAAAGTCATTGTATGCTGTTGGGAAATATGTTTTAGCATAATTTATTAAATTAGCTTTAAATGTGCTAAAATCTTTATTTAAATATGATATATTCTTATCTTGGGTCATTATTATATAAATTGTACAGTTACTTGATCGGGTTCGTTTGAAATTCTTAAACGATAATTTATAGTTACACTTAAAGTATTATAATCAAAATCATTTTTAATATCTATATTACCTAATTCTACTTCAGGAATAAAAATACTAATAGCGTCTATTATCTTAATTCTTAATAACTCTGTACTATCATTGGTCATATTTTCAAATAATGATTTTCTTAAATCCGCTCCAAATTCAGGATTCATTATTCTTTCGCCTTTATCTGTTAGTAATAAATTAATCAAATTAGATTTAATTTGTTCTTTAGTACTATATGTTTTATTAAATACGCCTTTAGCATTAAAGGGTAATGATACCCCAATTACAATATTCTTTTGTAAATCTAGTGGATTTACTCGTATCGTTTGAGGTATTGGCATATTATCCTAAATTACTTAATCCTGCTTTATCTTGAGCAGTCATGTTATTAGCAGCATCTGCTATAAAAGCAGCAAATGGGTTACCACCTGTAGCATCTACTTGTAATCCACCTTGTTGTGGAACTTGATCATAACCTAACATAGATCCCATTTTACTTGCTAATTGAGCGCGTAAAGCAGGGTTAGGTGCTACATCATTACTTGTAAACGACATTGTACGATTCTCACGTAATGCTTTTTTCTCTTGTTTAGCCATGTGCTCTTCAAGAATGTATGGTAATTCTTCATGAATAGCATCGATTACGGCTTCTTTAATTAATCTTTTAAATGCTTTTGTGTTCATAATTATAAATATTTTATCCTTGTAAATTTTGATTATCAATTTGTAATTTCAATTGACTTATCAGTTGTTGTGGGTCTAATGTAAATGAATAATCACTTTTTAATTGTTCTAAACCTTTAGTATTAACGGCTACAGCATAATGGCGTTTATTTCCTTTAACTACAAATTTAGGATCATCTTCTTTTTTAAGAACAAATGTAAATCCTTTATAACTTCCAATTATATTACTATTATTAACAGGAAGAACTTTGTTAACAAGACCATTTAATGTTGATAAAGAGGAATTATCAAGAGTATCTTGTAACGAAGTTGTACTTACTTCTGGGTTTTGTTTTGCTAATAAATTTAATAGTGTTGGTGAATTACGTAATCTATCAGCATATTCACTATCAGATTCATCTGATCTACGATTAATATCAGATATTGGATTTTCGCTAGATAATGTAATTTGTGTTATATAATCAAACAATGCATTATCATCTAATAAGTCTAATGTTTTATCTTCAATTTTTTGATTAATTTCACGTAATTGTCTTTTTAAATCTTCTAATATAGCAATAGCAGAAGTTAACATAGGTATTAATATAGAAACTGTTATACCTATACCGTCACGAATTTCTTTAGCATTAGCCCATTTAATAGTTGCTGGTTTTGCTAGAACACCTAAAGGAGAAGGTACAGGTATTATATTTAAGATTGCTGTTAATACTCCAAATATTGTTAATATAACGTTTAATGTGTTTAATACCGTTAATATAGCTTTAATTCTACTTTCTTGTCTATTTATAGTACTAATAGCTCCATTTCTAGCTACTCTAGCTTGGTTTAATTGAGGTAATGTTACTGCATTATCAATAATTTCATTTGTTTTATCTACTAATTCTTGAAGTTCAGCACTATTAGCTATAACTTTAATTAATTCTCCTGTTAATAAAGATGCT